GATCTCGCTCGGCGCCAGCGCCAGAAGCTCTACAGCATCAGCCAGCCTCGATATGGCAGACAGCGCCTGCACAGCCTTGGAATCGGCATTCTGTGCGTTTGTAGAGGCTTCCTCGATTAGCGTCGCGCTGTCATTCAGGCTTGAGGGAATCAGATCAAACAACTGCTCGAAAGCCCTGATCGCCCGCTGTGAGGGCAGGAATTGAGCCAACTCGTTGCGGGTGATCTTGTAGGGTCCCTCGATCATACCGCTAGCGGTTCAATCCTTGCTTCAAGACGCGCCACAGAAAGCTGCGCATCGCTTGTGCCACGGAACTTCTGCGCCCTCCACTGCCGCATACGTCCCTGCTGTAGCCACGAGATCCGCTTACCGCGCACGCCGGTAACTCCGGCCTTGCAGACACGCTCTTGGCTCCATGTTAAGCCGTCCTCGGTGTGCGAAGTCCAGATACTGGGATCGGTTCCAAAGATGGAGTTTCCGGTCAGCGCGACTAGCTCTAGTTCGTGGAAGATCAGCCCTCGGCTTTCGTTGTAGAAGATGATTGTGGAGAACTCCCAGCCATTCAGATCTCCCCAGTGGGAAGAGAGCGCGTCAGAGAGGTATCCGAACGCAGTGCTCTTTGGGTCCCCTACGTTCCAGCGGTTGTACACCCACACCAGATTCTTGGCTCGGTATTGGCTGTTGCCAACGATGCTGCTTGTGAGCGTGAACCACACCGGGGCGCCGGCAGTTGCCGTTGCCGCCCCATCAAACACCAGTGTGCGATCCGGCAGATGCACATACAGGTGCCGGTAGCCTTTGTCCACCCGGGCCTCAACGAGCACGGTGGAAAGCTGTGTCTCGGTGAATTCAGCAAGAATCAGGTCAACCTCGCGAGTGGAGATCTTCTCGGCGTTGCTGCCTGAGATAAGCCACATGGCCGGAGCCTCGTTTCGGCCGCCACCCAGAAACGCGATCGACTCCATGAACACGCAGCAAGCATTGGTGCCAATGGCGCCACGCTGCACTTGAGCGCCTTCCACACGTTGGAAAGGGAACAAGCTGCCTCCCACGTTGTCAAAGACTTCGATCGTGTGCCGGTTCAGCGCGTAGACCTCGTTGCGCACCTTCAGGAGGGCGACCACAGGGTCAGGGTCGGCTTCAGAAGAGCCGTACTTGAGCGGGTTGACGCTAAACGGGTCGTTCAGCTCAGTAACGATCAGATACTGCCCGTCTGTCGTCATGAAGTAGCCATCCACCCAGACGACATCGACGACCGTGCTAAGATCCGGGTCTGTGACCTGCTGAAGCCCTGTGCTGGGCCGATACAGGAACAGATTCCCGCCTGAAGCGATGGCGAGATAGTCAAACGAGTAGTCAAAGGTGACCTGCCCTGTTCCGCCTACATCGCCTATGACAGTTACGACGTTTGTACTAGAGATGGACACCAGCTTGGTGCCCATGACCCTGTAGAGCACGTTGTTCCACTCGATGGCACCCCGGTCGATGCCAGGGCCGTTGCCGAGTCCTACAATCCCGTCAGCCGGGCGGAAGTAGCCTTTCGAGATCCCTGTCTCCAGAACAACTGGCACCATGTTGCGCGGGTACTCCACGCGGAAGTCCCCAGCGGTATTCGTGTAGATGCCGTTGAGGATAGGGATTTGCATTACTTACAGTTCCAGCGTTTCAGACTTGCTGCCTTGCGGGTGGGGCGGCCTTTCTCGTCCTTCATGGGGCCGGGCATTCCGCTCATGCGCGCACAAAAAGAGCGCCTGCGGGCCGCGTCCTTCTCGGTCTTAGGGTGCGGGGCCGGAGCCTTGAGATTCGAACCGGTAGCCGCATTGTACTTGGCGCGGCCTTTGGCAGTCAGCCCGGCGCCTTGGGACACCGGGAGCTTCTCGCCCTTCTTGACCGACAGGTTGACTTGTTTCTTGGCCATACTACAGAGATGTCCGGACCTTTAGCGTTCCGCTTGCAAGGTCAACTGGAGAGGCGGTTTGGTTCGTCAATCGCACCGTCACTGTGTTCGCTGCCGATACATACGCAGTGATCGTCAGGCCACTCGCGCCAGTGTTGGTTGAAAGCGTTGCCTCGGCAAAGTGCGACGTAGTTGCGCCGGTGCATGTCACCGTTGTGGTGGTGGAAGCGCCTGCCGCCAGCGAAGGCGTGTCAAAGGTCTTGCTGCCGGTGCAGTAGGTGCTCGAACTGTAAAGGAACTGGGTGACATTGGTGTCCACCTTGGTTTCGTAGGAAACCCCCGTAGCGTTGCTGTAGTTGTTCGCGAACGAGTAGTAATACGAACCAGCGGCGCCAGTTGCGATGTAGTTTGATGCGCCTGAAACGATCGCAAACGAGCTATTGTAAACTCCAATGACAGATCCAGCGGCAATGCTGAATCCATTTCCGGTCGTGGCCAGATTGGTTAGTGAAGACCATCCGACAGTAAATAATGCCGTTGCACTTGTGATGTTTACAACATTCGCACCAGAGCACGACAACAGCGAGTTGATCAACTGGCAGTACGGCTTGAGTGCGCCATTGGTGCCGCGAGCCAGAATCGCGCATGTTCCATACTCAGTGGTAAGTCCGTTTGCGTAAAGCGACCCGCCATTGATGTCAAAATGCGTTCCGCCAGATCCGGCCACTGAATAAGCTCCAGACCTGACATTGTTTACACGCAAAATTACATCTGGCCCAACGTAGACACCAACAGCAGTTGTCTGCGATGAGCCACTCGCGATGTAGCAGTCCTCAATGTAAACAAGCGAAGTCACTCCAGTCGCAGTCGTAAGCGACAGCGTTGGGGTTGTAGCATTGGAGCCTATTAGATACAGGCCGTTGATTTGAAGCTGGTTATCGGACGCAGTTGCTCCGCCAACAAAAGTGTGCGTGCCATTAACCCGCACTGTGCCACTGAGTCCGTTGTTGTTGGCAACAGCCGCTACCAACACGCATCCCTTGAATGTCAGGTTTTCATTGTAAACGCCAGGGGGCACAAGAACCTGCGCCGGGTTTGATGAACTGGCATCCGTAATCAGGTCAATGCAACCCTGAATAGTGGAAGCGTCTTGTCCAACAACTTTTGTGCGAGCAATATTAAGCGATGTAAACGCATGGGAATGATCTGCGCGAGCTGCAAAATTGCTCAAGCCAGCAACCCCAGAGGTAGTAATCGCAACGCCTGCAGCAGTCGATAGGCCAGCAATCTGACTTGTAGTAAGCGGCGCTAAAAACGCAGTTTGAACTGAACCGTCAGAAAACTTGATTCCTCCAGAATCAACAGTCAGCGCAGACGTTTCAGAAGTACTCAAAGAAACTCCAATACCAACGCGACCAGAAGCATTTACTACAAATGGAGTTGCATCTGGATTCGTTTCGTCCTCAACGCGCAGTGCTTCACCAGTGCCGGTTTGGGTGATGCGCACCGCTGGAGACGTGCCCTGAGCGGTCGCCACAATCGCCTCCCGCGTCCCGGTGTTGCCAACTGACAGCACCGGTGCAGCATTGGAAGTGCTCCCGATTATTTGAGGCTGTGAGTACGTGTTAGCCTGCGACAAGCCCGCAGCGTTGACGGTGTTTCCACCAGTCCGGAACGAGAGCTTGTTCTGGTTGGAAATCCAGAGATCACCATCAGCAACAGACGACGGCCCAGCGCCAGGCAATGCCGCTCCAATGTTCAGCAGCGCGCTTGCAGACGTTGCCGCTGCTGTCAGCTTGCCGGTCATCGTGTCGCCAGATTTAGCAACGGCTCCAATCTGGGCGGCGGTCGGAAACACATGCTGGTGATCCTCACGCGCCGCAAAAGTGCCAACACCGGCCACAGCAGTCGTAGCCAAAGCCGCCGGCGCAGTGGTAGCCAGCCCGGCAATCTGGGTGGTCGTCAGCGCACCCAAGAACGACGCGGCAGCCGCCTTGTTGACGGACTGCATAAAGGAATCAATGTCTGCGGAAACTGTGAGGTCTGCCATAACTAGGGTCTGATGTAGATTGAGGTGCCGTCAGGACGTTTGAACTGGGAGGTCGCATCTGGACGCAGGTAAGTAAACGTGCCGGGAGGCGGAGGCGTTACTCCACCAACCGTCGCCGGCGTTTTGGACCTGCGTCTGGACAGAAAGCGAATCACAGGCCGATTCCTTGGATGATGTGAAGCGACCCAGCGCCCCCGGGAGAGATGAACGATACCGTGTCATCGTCCTGATCCTTGCCGATGGAGACTTGAGAGCCGGCAACAACAGGATACCCGGCAGTCGTTGCAGGTGTGCCAGATGTGGCCGTGCCCACACGGACATACACCGTAGTGGCCCCGAGGTTGGTAAACACCAGCGACTCAGAGGTGAACCCAAGCGTGATGCTCTGCGAAGAGGTGTTCGGCGTTACCGTGACGCCGGTCGAGTAAGCAGGTTGAAAGGCGAGTCCCATAGGTCAATACAGTTAGCTGACACGATACCAAGTCTTGAGGACCGGTTCAAAGCGGAGCGTGAAAAATCCTCCAGCGGAGATCGTCGTAGGCGCCCCAACAGCCAGCGCACCATTAAGCCCGATGGTCAGTGCTGTAATGGTCTGGGACGAACTCACAAGGATTTCTTGTGAAGCCACGCAGTTGGCGACAGCAGGCAGCGTGAGCGTGCCGGCTGCCAGCGTGCCACTGGGAGTCAGGACAAGCCACACGCTGGCGCTGCTGTCATTAATCGTTACCGTGAACCCGGTTGAAGTGGGGCCGGCGTACTGGATCACCTTGCCGTCCCCGGCAGAACCCTGGGCGTTGATGTACTCAGCCACAGAACCAGCCGCTGCACGGTAGTCTTGGTTGTTGACGTTGACCGCGAAGTAAGTGTTCGCGGTGATTGTGTCCAGCAGGGACAAGCGTTCGATAGCCATGGCTAAGAGTTCTTGAAGAGCATCTGGTCGTTCTGCTCGACCACAAGCGGGTTGAGATCCGGGACATTGACAAAAACCTGATCGGTACGCTTGTACCCGGCACCAAGCGGCATCGTGCGCGGGAACTGCTGCTCGTAAGGCATCGATGCCTCACTCAGGAGTTGGTCGTAAAGAAGCTTCGCAGTAGCCTTCGTGTCTGGAGACAAAGACTTTCCATAAGCTGGAGCCAGACGAACAGCAAGGTTAAGCACCAGAGCTTCATTGTTGTTAAGAGAGGTCTCAATGGGCTCATCAATGTTGCTGTTTTGCGGGCTAGCAGGCAGCGGATACCCGATCTGGATGTTCCGCGCCTGCCAGGAAGCCACCATGAGATCCAGACGCCTGAGTGCGCTCTCAAGTTGGTCGGGTGTGATGTCGAAAATGTACGACGCCAACCCGATCTCCTCGAACGCCTGCTCAATAATCTGTCTCTTGGTCCAGCTCATGTTACTTGGCGAGTGCTTCGTCGATCATCTGGGCGATTTTCTTGTCAGAATACCGTCCATCGAACTTGATTCCAAGCTCTGTTGCTTTGATTTCAAGCTCTTGACGTGTGGGAGGCGCGTTGTCTTCCAAAATAGGCTCAGAAATCACTTCAACAGCCTTTGGTGGTGCTGTTTTTGCAGCAACAGCGTCCTCAATGGTCAAAAACCAGCCTTCAGACAGCTTCTGGTCGAGTTCCTCTTGAGTCGCCACCCCGGTAAAATCGTATGTGCCGTTTGGGCGGATGTATTTTCCGCTCGCACGATACACAAGTGCAGGAAACTCAGTCATTTCTTGAGCTTCCCAACTGGTTTTCCTGCCGCCTGCTTGGCTTTGCGCGCAGTACTGAGCGCGATTGCAACGGCTTGCTTCTGTGGGTAACCGGCTTTCATCTCCCTGCTGATATTGCTGGAGATCGTTTTTTGTGAGTATCCTTTTTTGAGAGGCATAAAGAGTTGATACACAAAGGGGAGGGCGGAGTCAACCACCCTCCCCTCGTGCTAGTCAGCTTAGGACTGGCCGAACAGGATGATCCCGCTCATTTCCGGCTGCTTGTTCACGACTCCGAAGAGCGTGTCGAGCCGGTAACGGGTCTTCATCGTGTTGATGTCGTACTGCTTCTGCATGACCAGTTCGATGCCCTGGTCGGTGGAAGCGCGCATCACGTTGGCGCCGGCGTCAGCAGGCACCGCATAGCGACCGGGCAGGATCTCGATCGCGTCCTTCTGCCAGAAGCAGTTGATCGGAGCCGCCACAGTGTTCAAGAACACGATGGCGCTGTTGGACGCCTTGGTGTTCACAACGCAGTTCTGGTACTCAGCCGAAGCGGCAGAGGGAACCTGGTTGGACACGATGCCGGGGCTGATGACCAGAGTCGTGCCACCAGCGGGAACGCTGATAACGCGGAAGGTCTTGAGCTGGCCGGTGTCGCCCTTGGTGATGTGATGGACAGCGTTCACGCCAGCGATCGTGAAGCAGTCGCCAGCGGCAACGCCAGTGCTGCTCGACACGGTGATGGTCTGGTAGCGGTTGTCCACGTTGAGGCGCTCGGCCGTCGTGGGCGAACTGCTAACCGCTTTCGGGATCTGGTAGTTGCCAGCCGCATCGCGGGTGTCGATCGTGATGCCGGAACCGGCAGCAGCGCCGATGCGGTTCGCGTAGTCCAGCTTGTAGGTGCCGAAGCTCGCAATCTGGCCGATGTAAGCGCGATCGTAAGCGGTCAGCGCCTTACCCTGAAGGGTCTGACGACCAGCGAGGTTATTCGCCATCCCGTTGTAGTCACGGGTGGAGAGCGCCAGGTAACGATCGAAATCGTTGACACCCTGCTCGTTGAAAATGGCCTCGCACTGGGCAACGTCATCGAAGCCGGTGGCAGCCGAGAGACGCTTCACAACGAGCGTGCCCTGAGAGGACGCGACGTTGAGCACAGCGACGTTGATGTCGCTCGCCAGCTTCTGCTTCGCGGCGTCACCGAGGCGCTGTTCCTGAAGGGCGTCACGCAGTTCGGTGGCCGTCATAATCCACGGCACGGACTGGTTGTAGCCGATCGTGGCAGGCACGGAGAGCTGGGTGTAATCCGTGAAGTTGCTGGTCATATCGGTGCCCGAGTAGGACTTCGCGATATAAGGCTGCGGCCTCCAGATCGTGTTGTTGGTGCGTTCCATCATCGTCTGATCCGTGTTGTAGATCGAGACGTTGCGGGACAGGACAAGGGCGTCTTGGAAACCTTCGAGGAGGTTCTCAAACGCCACTCTTTCTTCTTTGCTGAACGAGTTAGCCATATACTAGTTGGATTGGGATTTTAACTGACGCTTGAAAGCGATTACCTTGGTAAAGTCCCCGGTACGCGCCGCTTCCTCGCGCAACCGGTCCAGTTGAGTGCTGGACGAACCGAGACTACCGTTGCCATTGATCCGTTTTTCGGGAGGTGGAGCTTGTTTCTTGGTCACAGAGAGCTGGGTTTCAAGTTTTGCAACTGCAAACGCGAACTGAACCGGATCAGAAATTGCAGCCAGTTCCTTGGCCTTGTTGGGGTTTTTGCCGAGGGCATACACCACAACCGCCGGATTCTGCGCTCCCTGAAGAATGATGCCCTGCTGCGTCACATTCAGCGTCTCAAGAACTGTGTCCTCGGCGTCTTGGAAATCAGAAACTTTCAGTCCCGTCTTAGACTGGGTGTAGCCTTCCAACTTCTTCTGCCAAGTCTCCTGTTCGGCTTGCTGCCTGGCTTTTTGCTTCGCTTCAGCCTCGTCAGCCTGTCGCTTCCGCTCAAACCATGCCGCAAGTTCGCTCTCGAACTTGTCTGAATCGTAATCGCAACCCTCAAGCGTTGGTTTTCGTCCAAGAACAACAGGACTTTGCTCTGTTGCCGGTGAAACCGCTTTGAGTTTCTCCTCAAGTTCGCGCTTCTCACGCTGCAACTCTCGGTAGCTCTTTCTCAGGTTACGCACCCATTCGGGTGCCTGCTTCTCTTCCTCCTCTGGAGCCGGCGATTCTCCCGCGATAGTCACCACATCTTCTTCCTGAAGCGTCTCTGCCTGCTGCTCAGGCTCCACCGGGGTGGCCTCTGGCTGCTGGGTGAGTACTTCTTCAGGTTCCGTTGCGATGTTGCTATCTTCTGCCGTTGTATTGGTGTTCATGTGTGCAAAAATTTTACACAAATGCAAGCACTATTGCATCTGCGGCTGGGTCGCCTGCGTAAGGCGATCCGCCAGCGCAAAGATCCGCTCCTGATCGGTGGTGCTGACCTTTGAAAGTGTCTCCGTCGTCTTGGCCTTGGTCTCCTCTGCCTTGGCGACCGCCAGAATGCTGTCTGCCTGCGCTTTCTGGGCGCGTGCCGTCTCTGCCGCTGCTGCCGCCTGCAAGTACTCTGCCTGCGGGTCTGGGCGGGCATTCTGCGCCTCCATGGCCAACTCCTGAGCCTCGGTGTCGGTGGGGCGAATCACGCCCATTTTCAGCAGCTTCTTGCGGAAGTAATCGCGCACGTCCTCGATCCCTTCCCCTTCCATGTTGAGCATCGCCATGCTCGAAAGCACCTGGGTCATCTCCGGGTCTTGGGTGAGCGTCATCATGTCCGTCAGCGCCCGTACCGTTGACTGCCGCTTGGTGGCGCTGCTTGGTCCCACGGTCACCTCCACGTCGTACTCCGCGCAGGACATGTCGTTTTCGTACTCAATCTCGCCCTCGTCGTTGACGACCGGCTTCATAAGCTCCACCGCTTCCATCTTGCCGCTTGAAGCGATCGACTTCATCTTCCGTCCCTGCTCGACAAAGATGTCCCGGGCAATCGAGAGCCACACCTCCCCACACCGCTTCACGGCCTTGGCCATGTTGCTCATGTAGATGAAAGTCTGCATGTCCAGGCGCTGCTGGATCAGTTCCACGGTCTTGCCGCTCAGATGACTCACCATCTTGTCTCCCTGCTGGGGGGAGCCAAGAATCTCCTGCATGTCGGCTTCAGTAAGCTGGAGCAGTGCCGCCATCGACGGCGGAATCGACGGAGGCTTCGTGTACGCCACAGGTCCCCCGGGAACCGTGTTGCCGTTCGCGTCCGTGACCGGGTTAATCAGCAGGTACGGGTAATTCTTGAGGTTGTCCTCCGCCCACATCAGTTGGTGCCCGGCGACTTGCTCAGGCAGCAGAATCGGCTTCTCCGTGGCGGAGAGCGCCGCAATCTCGCCCAGTTTACTGAGCTGCATGTTCTTTAGCCGCTGCGCGTCTTTCGCAAGCCGCACATGCCCCATGCACCGCTCCACGTTGTCCACAAACCACCGCTTCCCGTACACCGGGATAATCGGGATGTGCTTCCCGGCAATGTACCCGCAGTCCTCCAGAATCTTCGCCCCAGACATGATGTACTTGTGTACCTTGCGGGTCTTGACCTTCTTGCGGCGCACTTCTTTCCAGCCGGTAGACAGCATCTCCTCCTCTTGGTGAAGCTCATCCGGCCGCAGACTCTCCTCCTTGCCGGTAAGGTCACGGTAGATGCGGATCTGCTCGGAAACCTCCTCCACGACGTAGTACTCAGCGACGTAAACTACAGAAGGAGTGTACCAGTCGAACTGGCTGCGCGTAATGGTCTTCGGCCACGTCGAGGGATCATCTCCCCACTCCGACCGGTAGGCGTCGTACGTCATGCTGGTCAGCACAAAACACCGCTTGGCATCAGCCTTGTCCTGGCGCTTGGCGCCAAGATCAAAGTACACGCTCGTGTCCGCATCAAAGATTGGCTCGATACACACCCGCTGCTTGTCCTCCTCGGGGTCTTCCTCGTTCTCGTACTCGGTTCGGAGCCGCCAGGCCCCAAACCCGCCCATCACAGCTTCTTCAAAGGCGTTGTCGTAGGCCTCTTCGGCCGTGGGGGACTGCTCATCCGCACGGTACAACCCGGCACACGTATCCGCCAGCTTGTCGTACTCGTCTCCCTCTTTGGAAACGAACTGCACGCCGATCCGGTTGTTGCGGTACTCGTTGATGATCCGCAACACCGCCATGTGAATCTTGTTTACCTCAAACCGGGGCTTGTTCTCGAACTGCTGTCCAAGCGGTCCCTCCCACTGCGCACCAGCCAGCGAACAAAACCGCCGGTCCCCAAGACAATTCATCCGCTCCTGATACAGGGCACTCTGGATCTGATCGAACTCCTTGCGGGCCTGCTGGTGGATTGTGGAAAGTTTATCTTCGTTCATCGCTTGAAAAAGTTAATCACCGGCATCGCAAACATGCCGCTTCTCTTCTGTGAAGCCTTGCCGGGGACGGCCGCTCGACTCAAACCACTTACCACCAAATACCGTGTCGCGTCCATCAAATGATCGTTGTCCTTGACGACACGGCCCTTCTCGTCCCGCCGATAAAGCCGAAACTCATTAAGCCAGTTCCGCAGACTCGAAAACACCTTGATACGGTTCTCAGACATCATCTGCCACACGCTGTACAAACCGCTCTCCACTGCGTTGTTCGCAAGCGTAATGTCCAAGCCGTGCTTGCGGTACATGCCCAAAAGCTGCTGGCCGTCAGTCTGCGCACGCCCACGGGAGGCCGGATCAATCACGCCCGGGATCTCCCCACGGGACTTGATCGCTTCCGCGTGCAAAATCGGCTCCGCCTGGCCGCGATAGTACTCGTTGTAGAGAAACGTGACCCCACTATCCGGGTTGGTAGCACCCCACACCACCGCCGTCCGGTTCCACCCAACGTCCATCCCAAAACACCGCTTCCAATGCTCCGGAATCTGGAACTCCGGCACAACAAGCTCACTCTCCGGCACCGGGTAGATGGCGCCGGCGCCAAGCTGGGGGACGCCTTTCGAGCGGGCGTCACGTTGGAAGGGCGGGATGCTAGCCCAGAGTTCGTCTTTCTGCTGCTGGGTGAGGTGCGGCACGTCGTCCCACGTTGCCATGCCGACGTACTTGCTTCCAGAAGACTGCTCCCGGATGTCGCCATTCGGCAGAAAGCTCAACACCGTCTCGCTCAAACCCATAAGCGGCGTAAACGTCAACATCGTCATGCCGTTGTTCGTCATCGTACGCAGCAAACACTCCGTGTACACATCCAGCGGCGGCTCTTCATCCAACCAGATCACATCCTGCTCGGAGCCCTGGAAGGCCTCACGGCGCTGGTCGTAAGACTTGAACACCAGGCGGGACTCGCCGCCGCTAAGATGTCGCACACTGATCGTCTCAATCGCCTCCGCTACACCGGCCTTGGCGGTGGTGCGCAGTAGATCGGCTTTAGGGATCAAGCCGGTCCCAAACTCCCCGGGTGGCCCCAGCAGCTTCATCTGAAGAATGTCGCGCGTTGTCTTCCCAGTGTCCCCCGCAGCCCACGCATTGATCGGCCGGTCAAACCGCCGGCCCTCCCACCAGTCCGGGTACTTGCCGGTCATATGAAGAACCATCTCGTACCCGCCGATGCTCTCGGTCTTGCCAATACGGTTCGCCGCCATCATCAACCGCTCGCGGTAGCGAGCCCCTGCCGCGAAGTACGCCAGATGCTTCGGGTAGAGGGATCTTTTGAGCGGGCCTTCATCCGGGAAGTAAGACGCGATCTTGCGCTCGCGCTTGCGCCGCAGCGTCTCCTCCAGCAGGAGCGTCAGCTCCAGCTTCTTGTCAATGCCGTCAAGTGGATCGCTCATCTGCCGCTAAGCCGATGCAATCGGTTGATCTCAAACTCGATGTACTTGGCTGCCTTCTGAAGGTCTTGGATCGGGTCCTCTGTCTTCAGGCCAGCCCTCCAGACGTACTTGATGACGTTCCCAAGGTTGAAGTTGAACTCTTGGGCGATAGTAACACACTCCACACCACTCGGGTGCTCTGTGTAGTGCGTAGGATGATATACATCGTTCATATTCAATAAGAAAAACCCGGACACCTGCACACGCAGGGCCGGGTGTCTTCCTTCGTCCGTATCCCTTAGTTCTTAACTAAAGGTTGAGGTTGTAGACTAACTTCCATATCCGCTCTTAGCAAGCGATCATATGCGTCCAAAGCGTCTCTGCCGCCGGAA